AACCCTAACTTTGGAAAGCCTATTGATGAAGAAGCATGGACTAGGAAAATGCTGTTTTTGGGTAAAGTTGGTAGTGAAGAATATGAATTATTCACAATGACTACTAAAGGTAAGATTGCACAAGAATGGAATCCTAATACTTTTGAATGGTGCGAGTTTACTTGTATTCGTGATAGTCGAGGACAAAATGCGCTTTATGCAAGGAAGGATGGAAGTACCATTTCATCCTATACTGCTACTGAAAGTGAGGATTCAATAATGGATTTAATGATGGAGCATTTAACTTTAACTCCATTGGTTGCTTTGGAAACCTATCATGCTGATGCTCCAAAATATAGCACAGTTATTACTGATGGAAATGTTTCCAGTATGAATTTGAATAGGTCCACTAATGGTAATGCTACAATTTACATTAGTGATTTAAATGCTGATTTTGATTATGATGGTGAAGGTCATTCCTCAACACCTTGTTGGGTTCCTGAACATATTAAAATTGATTTTGGTATAGGTAGTAATGCGGTTGTAATTGGCCGCACTTCCCAAAGAGAAGTAGATGGGGAATTAAGCAATATGTCTGTAAACGTATCAGGAATATACGTTGTAGATAGACACGGTTCAGTATCAGATGATGCTGCACCCGCTGAAGACGGAGGTTTTTGGTGGGATTGAATCTTTGAAAATGGGAGGGTTAATTTGTCGGGGTTGACCCTCCCTCCTTTCAAGGGGGGATAATATGAGTATTACAAGTATGAGTGGAAAAGCGTCGGGCGCAGTAGATAAAGATGTTCAGAAGGAACTTCAATATCAAAACTGGAAAAAACAGGCTGCGGAAAAGCGTGAAGAACAATTGAAGAGGGAATTTTCCCATCAAATTATTTCTATCGCTGCTAAACCAAAGTTAGGTAAATCGGGATTAGGATTAGATATTCGCACAAAGGAAGAGATTGAAGAAGGGTACATTATTCGCTTCTTAGATTTTGATGATGGGGCGGAAGTCACATGGAAAACTTGCTGGAATAACGATGAGGGCATTTACGTCTATTGTCCTAATCACATTAATAGTGATGGAACTGAGAATTACGCACTGACTAAGCAGAACGCTATTAATTTCCTTAGAGAAACTACTGAGATGATTTCAGAAGGTGTGAAGGTTAGAGCAATAATTGTTGATGGGATGGATAAATTAAATGATTGCGTCACTAATAAATTACGCTATGAGATAAACAAGGGTGATAGGAAGAAGATGACTAATCCTATTTCACCAACACAATACGGTGCAAGGAATATAGACCATGATGAGGTCTTCAGAAACGCTCTAATGATTGATGCTGATAAAGTGTTTATTACACATTTGAAGCCAACATTTAGCGACCATATGAACCCTACACCTACAGGTTTTGTACCAAATTGGAACAAAGATGTGCCGGATAGAATGCACCAAATGATTAAAATTAGCGATGAATCATTAGGTAAGAATGTAAAATATGTTGCTAGACTTTTGGCTAGTAAAACTAATCCTAGCATGGTTGGTAAAACATGGACTATCTTTGAGTCGGATGGTAAAACGGCAAAATGGAACGGTATTCCTGAAATGAGGAATCGAGAAGTTTGAGTTTCGCTACACATGGGGTTTGTCAAATAAAAAGTGGAAAAGGATATTCACATAGATGAAGGGCTTTTTCTTGGCTGGTTTGGTCCGTTCACTTCCCCTCTTAGCGAAAGCAAGGTGATTAAAATGAGAATAGAAATAAATAAAAAACAGATGTTAGATGCGTTGAAAAATGTAGAGTTAAAAGGAAAATGGTCTTCTGTATCAGGACTATCTTCAAAAGGTATTGGAAACTATGTTCAATTCCGCATAGTTAATAACTCTCTATTATTATGTAATTCAGATGAATCCACAACAGCAGTTAAAGCGATTAATGTTGAAACTGAGGATGCAGGTTCTTTTGTTGTGGAAATAGAAACGGTTAGGAAATACCTATCAAAAATGGGGGATGAATTAAAAATAGTGGCTGATGATACAGTCGTTATTACTTCTGAAGGAAAGAAGGCTACAATGCCGATTGTAGTTAGACACCCTTATGAGGGTAGAATAGAACGCTTCTTGGAATATTGGCCTTTTACTTTTAATGCTGAAATGGACGGGCTGTTGAAATTTGGTTCAGTACATATTGATGCTGGGATTCAAATAACTGGGACTCATCTTAAAGAGGCTATAACTGCATGTGAAGTAGTAAATAATGGAATATACAAATTAAATTATATTTGTGGAGATGAAGTAGTCAATGATAAACTAGTATTATCTTCCAATAAACAAATTTCGTCTTATGAAGAAGACGTATTAATTTCCCGTAGTACAGGGGAATCTTCCACCGTTTCTTTCAGTGGACCCCTTCATAAGTTTTTCAATGATGATGAAATAATCAACATGTATATCGGTGATGACCAGCCGATTTTAATGATTGGTAATTCTAATTCAGCAATTGTTCGTGCGCCGAGGTTAGATGTATGATAATAACATATTTAGAAGCAGATAAAACTATCAGATTAAGATGGAGAGATTCTAGTAGGATTCGACAAGAGAAGATTATAGAAGATTTTTCTCCATATTTTTTTATTGATAGCGATGAAAGAAGACCAAACGATTATAAAACCACAATGACTGTTAGCGGGAAAGATGTCAAGATTACAGGATTCTACAAATACAAAGAAGGCCACTGGTCTACAATTGATGGAAAACCTTTGACAAAAGTATTCTATGACAATCCTAAAGATACCTACAAGGCTAGAAAAAAGTTCAAGCAAACATGGGAGGGCGACGTGCCTATTCTAAGGCGCTATTGCGTTGATGAATTGAAGGCTGTTCCTGAATATGAATTGCGAAAATGGTATTGGGATATGGAATGGTTGCCTGATGAGCATGAACATAGTGGCGCTATTACTTGCATTGCTGTTTATGATAATTATTTAGAGCAGTCTTCACTTTATTATTGGACTGAGATGACTGATGAGAAAGGTTCTATTGTGTTTTGTGACGATAATGGGGTAGCGAATTATCATTATGCTACTGAAAAATCTATGCTTGAAGCGTTCTTAGGAGCGATTTCAGAACAAGACCCTGATATGATGATAGCATGGTGGGGAATGCAGTCTGATATTCCTAAGATAATTGAGAGATTAGCGGCAAATGGTTTAGACCCACGAAAACTTTCACCTTATAATGAGGTTAAAAATGTTGGATATAAGCATATTGGCAATTTAGATTTTGGTTCTATTGACCAGCCAATCAGGGGTAGAATAACTCTCAATCTTGATTTAGCATTTGAAAGACAGTGGATGGATTCTCAGCGTGGAACATTGCCGAGTAATTCTTTAGAGTATTGTGCAAGTGTTTCTGTTGGTGAAGGTAAAAAGAAGGATTCTATTTTCACTGATAGAAGCGAGTTTTTCATGAAAGCATGGAGGGAAGATACTCAAAATTATTTTGATTATTGTGTTCAGGATGCCGAATTGATGTATAAAATAGATGAGGAAATGGGATTAAGTGAAGGGGTATTAGCATTGCAAAAATTAGTATTAGCACCCTTTGAGGCTTGTTTTTTCGTATCACACATGGGCAGCATATATTTCATGAGAAACGCATGGTGGAAAGCACCCACTGGAAAGAAGGGACCGAAGGTTGAATATGATGGAGCGATGATTTATAATCCGCTCGATGAAGGAACCAACGGTTTACATTTAGGTGTGGCTGCATTCGACTTTGCATCTCTTTATCCGAGTTGTATTTTGGCTCGGAACATTTCATGGGAAACTAAAAGTGAAACTGAAACTAAACTGAAAGTGAATCTAAAGACTCCGAGAGATTTCTCAGAAGTTAAGAGTGAAGATTTGAGATATTACAAGACTGATAAGTTAGGTCTGTTGCCAAAGGCTATTCACACCTTGAAGCCCTTGAGAAAGGAATATAAGATTAATATGCTTGAGGCTTTGAAGGTTGGAAATAAGAATGAATACGTTAAGTGGAACTCTATGCAAATGGCTGTAAAGCGGTTACTTGCGAGTTTTTACGGCGTGGTTGCGCTTCAAGGCTTTGGCTGGGAAGACGTAGATTTAGCCGCTAGTATAACTGCTAGTGCAAGAGAGGCAATTAGAGAAGCGGCGTTTAAGGTGGAGGGATTAGAATGAGTAGAAGAACTGATAGTGAAGGGAGAGCGCAACCTTCTGAAAAGCCAATTAGAAAATATTGGGCTGAAAGCCCATTAGGAAAATATTTGAATCAAAGTAGCCGTAGTGATTCTGATAGAAATTGTATGGCTTGCGGGGGTTATGGAAATGAAAGGGCGCACATTCATGCACTTTCATATGGTGGTAGTAATTTACCTTCTAATATTCATATGCTTTGTTCAATATGCCATCATGAAAGCGAAATGATAGAAGGGTATTCTTATTGGCTTTGGTTGATTTGTAAAGCCAGTTTATTTCATGGCGGTTCAGATATGACATATGAAATGGATTGTAAATCATCCAGTGATAAGACATTGGTAAAATATCAGTATGCGAGCGAATACCCTGAAAAACTAAAGGAGTATGCTAAAGAATATGAAACTCTTAGTATAATGCAAGCGTGGGAAATCCCTCAACCTATGGCTTTAATTTACCTTTCCAATTCGTCACGATTCGGATTTACTTTTGATGAAATAGACCTTGATGAAATAAGGAAAATAACTGAAGCACCTCTTATGAAAAAAACCTCAATACATATGACAGATGAAATATGGAATGGAGTAGTGAACGCATGAAAGAAGGATTTCAATGTAGATATTTAGGTTGTAAAACTAGAATTTTAAATTCCGCCCATATTGGTGATTATAATACTATGCCAACATGGGTGAAAGAACAGATTCGTAATGGTTATTGTATGAAACATGGGATTTTAGAGTTTTCAGATATGATTCCCATTGTAAATCCTGACCCTGAAGCGGAATATGATAAGTGGGCATTAATTGATGGGGAATTAACTCCCCTTATTTTTAAAGGAGAGGAAGAGGAATGAAAGTAGTCTACGCACACACGGATTCGCTCTACGTTCCTATACCTTCTATTGAGAAGGCTGAAGAGATTCAAGTTATACTTAACAAACACATACAGGATAATATATTTCCTAATGTAATGGACCTTGATGAACACCCTATGGACCTTGAGTTTGAAAAGTATTACAGTGTCTTAGGAGTAGGAGCAACAAAGAATAAAAACGCTGGATTAATTACTTGGAAAGACGGCGTTTATTTAAATGAACCAGAGTTTGTCTGCACTGGTTTTGCACTAAAAAGAATCGCTGAATCTACCATTGGAAAAGAAACCCAAAGGAAAGTAATTGACATGTGGATTGGTCAAAAGACTGAAGATGAAATTGTTGATTATTGCTGTAGGCGATATAATAAAGTTTCACATGGTAGGGTTGCTAAAACTGACATCGTTAAAAGAAGTCGAGTTAAGGCTGATAGAATGACGGTCCAATGTGGCTGCAAAAAGAAATACGATATTACCTATGTAAGTAGTCTCTTATCTATCCTACCTGATGCTTATTGTGAAGATGATAAATGCAAGAAGCGACTTAAAAATTGCACTACGGTAGAAGGCAAGCGACCTACATTTGGTGGCGGTTTTGCTGGATTACTTTACTATAATGAACATGTTAATCCAAAGAATAAATTAACAGATTCATTCTATCATATGGCTTGCTCTTTCAAGAGCCATGAAACATACACAGATTGGAACGGAATGAAAAAGCCCGCCCGATATATAGCAGTCCGAGAACATGATGAATTGGTTAACTTTGAACCTGATTGGGGAAAACTATCTCAATCAGAAGTGGTTCAAAAAATACGACCTATATTCGATGCGATGAATTGGGATATTGCTAAAGTGCAATTAGATGAACAACAGAAAAAATTAGGAGAATGGTTTTAATGGAATACACATATCAATGGAATCCCGAATGGGCTGAAGACGACGCAATGCCAATATTGAAGATTACTAAATCTTCATTGAACACTTTTGAATATTGTCAAAAACAATATCAGTTTAATTATATTGAGCGTCGCCCACAGGAAACATCACAAGCAATGCTTAAAGGAACAATAATACACAATTCCTATGAAGAGTTTTACAATGACTTCGATATAAAGAAAGCAGAACCTATGGATTATAATAACCTGTATGATTATTGCATGGGGTTATTCCCAATAGATGATTATAGTGACATGTATCAAACGATGGCAGCATTTGAAACTGACCGTTTTATTACTGCTCGCACTAACAACACCATAGAAGAATATATTCCTGCCGGTAATGAATTAAAATGCAA